ACCCTGGCTAGTGTTCAAACAAGTTAAACTCCCTGATTTTTGAATGTTAGTGATAAAATATCTTTTCTCTTCTATTTGTTGGTTGTGGTGCTGGATTACGGCCTGAAAGCTGTTATATCCTCAACATTTGTGAAAATCATTTTTCATAACATCTATTAAACCGCGATGGTTGACCGGGTATTTCTTCCCCGTCTTGCGTGATGTTAGCCAAACTATCTCAGCTCCGCACTTTTTACATCTCGATTGCTTAGAAGAATCAATCCCAGACAAATCAAGGCCAGCCCACAAATTACTGTTTCTTTTCATCTTATAACCCTCTCAATTTGTTGGTTGTGGTGCTGGATTGCGGCCTTAAAGTCAGGAACACACGTTGCAGCAATGTACAGCGCTGATACCGCCAGGATTAGTAGTACTATTGTTCTCATGTTTTTCTCCGGTTAATTGATTAATTGTTAACTGATCATACCAGAACCGTACAGCAGGATCGATTAATTGTCAAATGATTAATTAACAAAAAGTAAAATTAATTGACATGCGAAGTTGTTTAGTAACACGAATAGGGTAGATCGTAACATTTTCTACTGCTTTTGACTATAAACGTGTTAGGCAAAAAGTCCTTCACAGTCCTTCACATTTTCTACAATTCCAGCTATTACGGTGTTGTGAATACTTTTTTTAAATTCAAAAAATAAAAAAAGGGAGGTATAAAAGAAAAGAGAAAATATGTAGGAGCTCCGAGGCAAAAAATGGAAAAATTGCTAGATGCCCATAACCATTGGGCGTAAGACCTGGTGAAGACCCTGTTTAGGGTGAAAAACACATACCACAAAATAGTACTGTTTTTGTTAAGCGATACAGTAACACGCAGATATCCTAGGGATTACTGCCCTACTTAACAACCTTGTTAAGTGATAGACTCTTCACACACAATCAATTAACACACAATTACCTACCTTGAAAGGTGCTCAAGCATACCCGCGAAGGTGCCCGCGCCATATCACTGGGCTAGAGTACCGGATTACCCACGACCACGGTACCAGGTGCAAAAATTTTCCTTTGCGAGAGGATCGACTTACGACCCCCCGCCTGGGAAAAACGCGTGACAATACAGAGGGAGAGAGGATGGTATGAACAACTGGACCAATTCTACATTTTTGTTAATTAACACAATTATTCCGGATACTTACCACGCCCCTCAAAAATCCTCTTGACAAGTTCCACCCCTATGAACTATCCTATCCCTATGGACAGCGCAACCCAAATATCCCCCTCGCCAAACCTGCCGCAGCTAGTGAAGCTCCCGCGCCACTATCCTCCGTCAAGGGTTATGGGCAACCCGGAGGCGATGAGAGAAGCCGTAGCAGACTATTTCTCGATGCTGACGGAGGATCCGGACAATCCTAAGCCGCCGACTCCTCCAGGACTGGCAATGGCGCTCGGGTTACGGGGATTTGATGCGTTGCTCCACATCAAGCGAACAGAAGAAGCCGATCCAGGGACATATTCGGAAGAGGCGATGGCGGTGCTCGATCTGGCTGCGGCCTACATCGAAGATTACTACCTGACCTACGGGCTGAAGGAACGGTTGCCTGCAGCCTTTACCAAGTTCCTCCTGTCAGCATATTTCAATCGCAGCGAAAAGACGATACAGGAGATGGTGAACCAACCGGACAACAATATCCAGGTGAATGTTCTCGGGGTGTCGCAACCACTTTCCCCCTCCCCCCATAAAAACGCTCAGAATGGCCCTGAATCGATTAGACGGGTGAGTGATGCTATGACCCTACCCGGCACACGATCGTGCAGTACAGACGATCCTGACGAAGATGGGGGCGGTTTTGACGAGGGGGAGGTGCTGGAGTTTAACTTTAATCCGGCTACGCAGAGTCAGCCAACAGACGATGAACTGGACAACCTGTAAACAAGAAGAGAAGAAGAAATATAGTATTATTTATGCGGACCCACCTTGGCTTTATAAGTGCGGCGCAAATCATCTCAGAAAAACCTGCATGATAAATGGGAAAAATGATGTCCCGTATGACTCAATGACCATAAAAGACATGGAACAGTTAAATGTATCTAACATAGCGAATAAAGACTGTCTGTTGTTTATATGGGTGACTTCCCCGTTTTTGAAAATAGGCATAGATTTAATCACCAAGTGGGGGTTTGAGTTTTCGACTGTTGCCTTTATTTGGCATAAGCAGAGAGCGAACCCAGGGTCTTACACTCTTTCAGAGTGTGAGTTGTGCCTTGTTGCCAAGAAAGGGAGAATACCAACGCCAAGGGGGAGCAGAAAAGAAAGACAATTTTTGAGTAAAATGAGGACAACACATTCAAAAAAACCCGAGGAAATACGGAATAGAATTACACTGATGTTTCCTAAACAAAGCAAGATAGAACTCTTTGCACGGGAACAAAGCGAAGGTTGGGACGTTTGGGGTAATGAAGTTGACTCCGACATTGACCTGGAGTATAACGCAGAGATCACACCTAACCCCCCTACACAAAGTCAACCAACAGACGATGAACTGGACAACCTGTAAAAACAGAATGCGGAGAGATCGGAATGAATGGTTTTATTGAGTGTGATACTTGTCGAGAAAAATCAGGATCGCCTACGTTGTGCAGAGGGTGTTTTGAGAATAGGAAAACGATTTCAGATCTGAAATTAAAAGTTTCCTCTTTGGAGAAGAAGAAAATGAAAGATCCAGCAAAAATTCACTTATATCCGATATTCAAATATTTCAAATATGACCATCTTCCGGAACATCTTCAGGCTGTGTCAAAGCCGTTTTCCGAACTAGCTGAAACTTTTCTTGAGGATCTTCCAGATGGGCCAGAGAAGGCAGCGGGATTGCGGAAGTTACTCGAAGCAAAAGATTGCTTCGTAAGGGCAATGATACAATAAACCGATGAAGATTGACCTCCCCTACCAATTGACCCTTAGACCCTACCAGACTCCGCTATGGCAGGCGTTTGTTGTCGATGGTGTTAAGCGGGTATATGTTGTGGTCCCTCGAAGAAATGGGAAGGATCTCATCTTTTTGAATGCTACCATTGCGAAGATGGTGCAGCGACCGGGGCCGTACCTCTACGTTTGCCCCCTGTACGATCAAATTCGGAAAAATATGTGGGAAGGGACGGATAAAACAGGACGACCTTTCCTCGATTACATTCCCCCAAAACTCCTACAGGACAAGTACGACAGTCAGATGAAGATTGTGCTCCGGGGAGGGGCCACCCTTCGTTTTGGCGGAGCGGATAAGCCGGACTCCTTAGTCGGCGGGAACTACTTCGGGATTGTGTTTTCAGAGTGGTCGCTGTGTAAAGCCTACGCTTGGAACATTCTGAGGCCTATTCTTGCAGAAAATGATGGGTGGGCGGCGTTTAACATGACACCCCGTGGGATGAATCATGCCTACACCATGGCGAAGATGGCTGAGAAGAACCCAAGATGGTTCTATCAGTACCTCACACGCGATGACACGGGCTACCCAACGATTAAAGCCATTGAAGAGGAGCGCGAGGATGGGATGCCGGAGTCGCTCATAAAACAAGAGTTTTATTGTGATTGGCTGGCCTCGACAGAAGAGACGTTCATACCTCTGGAACTTGTTCACCCAGCCACACAGACCACGATTGCCTCGGAGGAAGTCAAACATATGAAGCGTATTATGGGCGTGGACGTGGCGTTCGCAGCGAACGGGGATGCTGCGGCCATAGCCAAGAGGCAGGGCAGACTTCTCCATCCTGTCCAAGAGTACCAGGGTGTGGATAATATGAGCTTCGCCTCGATCATCGACAGAGAAGCCCGGCAGTTTAAGCCCGAACTCATATTCATCGATGCTGGCCGGGGAGAGGGGGTGTACTCTCGTCTCTGGCAGATTGACCAGCACTACCAGGACATAGTTGTCCCGGTTGACTTTGGTGGAAAGTCTCCGGATTCTCTTTATGCCAACATGACCGCGCTCATGATGGGGAGGTTGAAGGACTGGTTCAAACAGATCCCCGCACCGCATATACCCCTGGATGAGGGGCTGATTAAAGAGATCACTTCCCCCAACATCGAGTATGACGGGCAGGAGAACAAGATCAAGATGGAGAGCAAGAAGCATATGAAGTCGAGAGGCATCGCCTCTCCAAACAAGCTCGATGCTGTCAAGCTCACCTTTGCTGAAGAGGAGGAGGACAATATCCTTTCAGAGAAGGAAGAGAGGATGAGGGAGATTCTTCCTCATATGCAGCGAATGGATGCAGAGCGACCCTATGATTCCGAATATAGCCCATTCGGGCTCAATCTTGACTATGGAGAGGAGGAGAGCATATGGTGAACAAACTCCAAGGACCACAACGCTACCAACTCTTCATTACGAAGGACTTTTCTGTTCCTGGAGTCGAAGAGTATTGGCAAAGTCTGATAGATCACGACCTCTTGAAGTACCGTATTCCGGAGATTTTCAATCCCCGTCTCGACGATGTCCTCGATATGCTGGAGAAGCCCGGCCAATTTTGTTTCGGGTGCGTGGACCTGGCGGAGAAGAGGATATGTGGGGAGTGTATGATAACCGGCATGCAGGGGTTATCCGCGCATATCCATTTCAGTGTTTCTCCTGGCTACCATGGAGCAAAAGCGCAGCACATGGCCCGATCTGGGGCAGAGCAGTTGTTTAACACCGGCCTTCACTCACTCATAGGCTGCACCCCTGTCGACAACCGACTTGCGGTGCGATTCATAAAAAAGATAGGTTACGTGTTCAAATGTTACTTGACAGACGTGTTTGTTCTCGCTTATGCTGATAACAAAGTATGTGATGGGTACATTTCTCAACTTACAGCAGACGACCTCTACAAGGAGAAGAACAATGAAAGGCAAGGGTAAAGGCAAAGGAAAAGGCAAAGGAAGGGGGTGCTGAGATGGGGGGAAAAGGGAGTTCTTCGTCACCACCACCGATGCCCCCTCCGGAACCGGCACCGGCTCCAGTGGCTATGAGTTTTGAAATGCCGGACTTCTCCGCTATGTACGCCTCTCAGGAGAATGACTACAATGCCAAACTCGCAGCGCAGCAAGCAGACGCAGAGAAGGCGGCAGGTCTTGCACAGGTATCGGATCTTTATAGTTCTAAATTCGATGCTGCCAATCAAGCAGTAAATGAGGTAAACACGCAGATCGCCGATGAACTTGCGCATGCTAAGACAGTGGGCATGGACTATACGGTGAATGATGCGGATAAGCAGAAACGAATCAATAATGCGTTTGCAAACTATTGGACGCAGGGGCAGGAGGATCAACTGCATGGCCTTGTCTCGAAATATGGCGATGCAGGGTATACCTGGGATCTTCCTATTCAGATTGGAACAGCTACGCCAGGGAGTAAGACCGATAAAACCCCAGAAGTTCCTGCGGGTAAGAAGGTAAAAGCAAAAGGTTCCGCGGTTGCCGCGGTTGCAGACCCCCTTGGAGCGGCTAATAACATACTAGGATAAAAGATATGGGCGGTAAAGGGTCATCACCACCACAATACGTTGTGCAACCGACAACGGCACCCCAGATCGATATGTCTCCGATGTATCTTGCCATGGGGGAAATGCAGAAGCAGATGATGGAAGCGCAGGTGCAGAACATGCACCAGATCGATAATCTCATGGCCTCTGCCCCAAAGCCTACAGTTGACAAAACTGTCGATTGGAAGATGCAGTCCGATGAGTTGAAGAAGAAGATATTGGCGTACTATGACACAAATGTAGCGCACAGGAGAGGGAGAGAGAGTACAATAATCACCTCTCCTCTTACTGGTAGGGATGTGGCTTTAACCGATTCTGTTCTGACAGGGAGTTAATTCGTGCCCAAAAAAGACATACAGGAATGGGGGGTAAAGGAATACCTTCAGGAGTATGAAGAACTTCTTGACGAGAGAAGGGACATTGATGTTGAAGCTCGAAGGATATCAAGCTATCTCCTTCCAGGGAGGGGGATGTTCAACAATCTTGAACGTCCGGCAAAAAGAAAGTTTACATCTCCAAGGGTTGTGAATCCAGCGGGAAAGGAGGCTCTCAAAATCCTTTCTGCGGGAATACATGGCTGGTTGACTTCTCCATCTCGTCCATGGTTTCGTCTTCAATTCACGAATCCGCAGCTTAAAAAGAACCCGGTATTATCTCGATGGATGTACGAGGTGAACAAGACGCTCTATGATGCGTTCTCCGCTTCGAACTTTTATCAATGCGTTCATTCTTTCTATAACGAATTGGGGGGTTTTGGTACGGGGTCGCTATATTTCGGAGAGGATGGCGACCCTTTCCGTTTTGAGGGAATGACGTTTGGAGAGTATGTAATAGGGTTGGATTCTCGGGGTATAGTAAACCAATTCTATCGTCCTGTTTTTAAAAAAGGGCAGCACCTTATTGATGAGTATAGGGACAAACTTCCGGAATCTTTTATCAAAAAAGCGGGAAATGTAGCCTTCTTGAATAGTTATTTCACAACTCTCGAAGCAACCGTCCCGCGGATTTTCCAGAAGGATAAGCGATTCACTCGGGTTCTGTATCTCTTGGGGCAGGGGGCAGCAAAATCCGACATGGAGAAAGCAGAAGGCGGGGGAACCCTCCTACGTATCGAGGGATTTTACGAATTCCCGTATCCCACGGCGCGTTGGGAGATTGTAGGGTCGGATATTTATGGAACGAGTCCGGGAATAGAGGCGCTTCCCGACATTATGCGGCTTCAAGAGATGGAGAAGTCTGCATCTATGGCCGTTCACAAAGATGTAAGTCCTCCTCTTTTTGCTCCCGCGCATTTGAAGGGAAAGATCAAGGGCCTCCCCGGAGGGGTTACATATTCCCGTAACACGATGAACGAAAAGGTAACATCTCTGTATGACAAGCCGTTCAATTATCAGGGGGTTTCCGCATTTGTTGAGAGAGTAGAACAGCGTTTGCAACGGACATTCTATAATGATATCTTCCTCTCAATTATGAGAGATCCTAATGCCTCCCCTCTACGTACCGGAGAGGTCAATGTGAAGGATCAGGAGAAGATGATCCGCATAGGTCCGGTAGTAGAGCGACTGTATCATGAATTTTACAAACCGATCATCGAGAGAGGGTTCAATATCCTTTTGAGAAAAGGGATGCTTCCCCCGCTCGATCCGGCCTTGCAGGAGATGGTACAGGCATCGAGTTATGATGTGTCCCTTATATCGGTTCTCGCTCAAGCGCAGAAGGCTCTTGGAACACGGTCGATTCAAGACTTCTTCCAATTTACGGGAGCGGTTGCTTCGGTTGATCAGAAGGTTCTCGATAAGGTCAACAGCGATGCGGCTATTGATGAGTACGCTGATATGACCGGCGTTCCTTCTATTATCCTCCGTTCCGATGAGGAGGTGGCGAGTATACGGCAGGCGAGAGCGCAAGAGTTACAGAAAGCGCAGAAGCAACAACAGCAGATGGCCCAGGTGCAAGCCGAGAATGCTACCATAAAAGACAGAGCTTCTGCTGCGAGGGATATGAGTTCTGCCGGAGTAAATATATCGGATGTGTTCGGAGGCGGCAATGCTTGATCCAGAGAGAGAAGAGGCCAAAAGAGAAAAAGAGGAGAAAAAGGCATATGATCGGCTAAAACTCGCTATCCGGAATGTTCTGAAGTCAGAAGATGGATATTTGATGCTATGGCACATATTTGGATTGTGTGATAACTATTCGGATTCTTTTACTGCGGATAGGGGAAAAACAGATTATCTTTTAGGTCGGCAAAGTATTGGACTCGACATCATAAGAACTTTACAGGATATAGAGCCGACACTGTATCCTTCATTACTTCTGAGGAGAGAGAAAGAAAATGGAAACAGAGACGACAACAATGACTGAAAATACTCCTCCGGTAGAGTCTCAGACTCCTCCGGTGGAAAACATAAATGTGGAAACTGGAGCCACTCCGGGGGAGAAGGTTCTTGCTACGGACACGCCCACAGTTTCGACAGACGCACCTCCTGTGGAAACTCCGAAAGGTGACGATCCTCCTAAAGGAGAGAGCGCTTCTACGAGTTGGCTACCGGAAGACCTTCAAGGAAATGAAAGGTTAAAAGACTTCGGTTCTCCAGAAGAGTTGGCTCGGGCCTATGCAAAGGCCGACCTCGCTCAAGCGTTGCCGGACACCTACAAACTTCCAGAAGGAGTGCCCGAACAGATTGGTGAGTTCGCAAAGAAGAACAAGTTTTCGCAGGAACAGCTTGACGCCATGATAGCTTTGGACAGTGGCAGAACGCAGCACTTCGAGGCAGCAAAGAAGAACGTCTACGACAAGGGCCGTTCTGAGTTGTTTCAATCCTGGGGGGATAAGAAGGACGAAAATCTCCAGACTGCGGAATCAGTTCTTCGAGCAGTACCATCTGGTGCCAGGGTTGCACAGATACTCAGGGCAACCGGGGAGGGTGCAAACCCCGTTCTCATTCAATTTTTGCATGAGGTAGGGGGATTCCTAAAGGAAGGAGGCCATATCAAAGGAGAAAGGGTACAGACAGGTAAAAAAGACCCTCTCCGAGACAGGTATCCTACAATGTTTAAAGATGAAGAGTAAGGAGATTAAAAATGGCGTTTGATCCGACGACAGGTGCGCAGTGGCCGACACTGTACAACCTCACAAAAATGCTGGACCCTGATGGTTCTCTTGCGGATATCGGGAAGGTGTACACCTACACCAACGAAGTTATGGCGGATATTCCGTATAAAGAGGCAAACGGGAAGATGTATCACCGCATAACTGTTGAAGATGGCCTCCCGGAAGGAACATGGCGGTCCCTTAACAAAGGTATCCGTCCCAAGGATGCCGGAACCTTGCAGGTTGATGAGACAATCGGGCTGTTGGAGAACCGGGCACAGGCGGATGTTGTTCTTGCCAGGCTCTCTGGGAACATTGCGCAGTTCCGTAAGGAGAAAGGGGATCGAATTGTCCGTGGACTCTCCAAGCAGAATTGTGACGTTCTGTTTTATGGGGATGTTACGACCTATCCTGAAGAGTATCATGGGTTTGCCCCTCGGTACGACTCCCTCGGAAAGAAGACAGACTCTTTTGGAGCTTTTAATCCCATGAATCAGGTTTACAGCATGGGCGGAAGCTCTAACTGTACCTCGGTTTGGTTGATTGGTTGGGGTGATCCCGTCTACGGTATCTATCCTCAAGGGTCCAAGATGGGTATTGAGACAGAGGATCTTGGCGTAATTGATGTTTACGATGCCGATGGTGGCGTTTATCGCGCCTATGCCGAACATTTCCGTCTGTCCATGGGTCTTGCAGTAGAGGATTGGCGGTACGTAGCGAGGTTGGCAAATATTGATGTTACCGCCACGCTGAACGACGCCCTGCTCACCCTGTTCTTGAACAACCTCATCGACATGCAACACGCCCTTCCGGACCTGAAGTCTGTCCGTCCGGCGTACTACATGAACCGGAACGTCAAATCCTATCTCACCAAACTTGCCTACCTCAAGGCCAATCTGGCCTTGAATATTGGTGAGGTTTATGGAGAGAAGAATGTTCTCAATCTCAATGGTATCCCGATCCGTCAGTGTGATTCTATCACTCTGACCGAAACGGCCCTTTCCTAATAGGAGGCTACAATGATTCGTGACAACACAGTAAGTTTTGCAACCGATCTCGCATACGGGGGTACTCCGGAGGTCATTGACCTTGGTGGGACAAACCGTGGAAAAGGGCAACCTATTGAATGCTTCATTGTTGGGCAAAGCCTTGCCGGAGTTTCGGCGGTAGTCGTACTTGATGGCACCACCGCTTCTCCGGCCACCACCCGTCAGACGACAATAGTATCGGCGGCGGTTCTTAATGCAGGGGTATTCCGTTTCTTCTTGCCCCAGAATATCCAGAGGTACGTTACCCTGAGTCTTACGGATGCGAGTGGCGGAACGTACGATGCGGGAATCGTGATTGGTTCTCAGAGCGCAGCATAACATTTGAGGGGGTTTCGGCCCCCTCTCTTTTTAAAAGGAGAGAGCCATGTGGGTTAGATGTTTACAAGTTGGGCAGGTACGATTGGTAGGTGGAAAGATCGTGATGCTCAAAGTTGGAATGGAGCGGGAGGTAGCGCCGTTCAAGGACGAAAAGGGGAAAGAGTACGTCCCGAATTAC